AGATAAGCCATGATCCTCAAAGCCCTTGATACCCTGCACATCAGCTCTGTGAGCTCAAACAATCTGCTGGCCGGTCAGACCTTCGAGCTCGATGACCATTTCGGAAAGCTGCTCATCGAGCGCGGATTGGCGGCCGAGATGGCCGAGAACGCGCCCGCGCCAGCGGTCATCCGCAAGACCGGTTCTACACACCGCACCAAGGCTGGTTGATGTCCGAGATCGTCGTCATCGCTCCGCCGCAAGACCGGGCTGTGACACTCGAGGAGACGCGCCAGCAATTGCGGCTCGATGCGAGAGACGAGGATCTGCTTCTGGGGGCCAAGCTCGATGCCGCCCAGGCGGAACTGGAGCTGCAAACAGGCCTTAAGTTGTGCGAACAGACCCTCGAATTGCAGCTTGAAGGCTGGGAAGACGAAGTCACTGTGCCGGTCCGGCCCTGCACAGTAGCTGAGATCCGCTTCACTGCGGCAAACGGCAACATGACCGTCCTGCCGGAGAGTGATTATGTCGCTCGTCGGCGCAATGGGTTTACCCGCATCCGCCCGGCTTCGGCCACATCATGGCCAGAGCTTGGCACAGACGGTCTGATCCAGATCACCTTGTCAGCCGGATTTTCAGACACAGCCCCTGATCTCCAGATCGCCCGGGCCGCGATCCTGGTCAAAGTTGCCTCTATGTTTGAAAACCGTGAAGGCGCGCCCTGTCTCGCCTTCGAGAGCCTCTTGGGACAGCTCAAATGCCGCTGGATCTAGCCTCGAGCCTCGACACAAGGATCCGGATCGAGCGCAAGTTGGTCACACGGGACCCGCAATACGGAACCGAACAGGTCACTTGGGTACAGTTTGCTTATGTCTGGGCCGAGGTGAGGGACATTCTTCCATCTAAGGCTGAACGTTTAGCGGACAGTGTCCAGATTGCTCGCAGGCCTGCGCGTATCCGGATTCGTTATTTGGCGGGGCTCGTTGCTGATATGCGCGTCATCTTCGACAATCGCATTCACCAGATTGTCTCTGGCCCGGCGACGCTTGGCCGGCGCGAGGCCATGGAAATCATGGTCGAAGAAAACTCCAGTCAAGGAACCGCGCCGTGACTATAAAGCTGAAGGGCGGACCTGAACTGCTAAGCTTGCTTGATGAACTGCCCAAGAACCTTGAGCGCAACGTTATCCGCGGCGGGCTTCGCGCTGGCGCCAAGGTGATCCAGCAACAGGCGAAGGCCAATGTTCCTTTCCGCACAGGCAAGCTCAAGACGGCGATCGGCATCGGCACGCGGGTTGAGGGCAGTAAGCTCTCCTCCTACGTTAAACTGCGCGGAACAGGCTCATATGTTGGCCTGTTCATCGAATATGGCGTTGCGCCGCACCTGATTTCGGTTTCCGATGCAGACAAGCCAGTACGCGAGACACGCCGCGGCCCCCGTGCGGTGTCGATCGGCACGATCAACAAGATGGTGAAACGTGGCAGCCTGAAGATTGGCGAGAACTTCGTCGGTGCCGTGGTTATGCACCCGGGCCACGCCGCCAAACCGTTTCTGCGCCCCGCTCTCGACCAGAAGGCCGAGGAAGCCGTGGGCGCCATGGGCGCCTACATCGCCCACCGCGTGCAGATTGGTGATCTCAAGGCTCCGAAGCTCGAGATCGACGACGAATGAACGGGGTTATTGCGGTCCGTACCCTCCTGGTAACCGACACCGGGATGACGGCGCTTGTTCCTGAAGCGCGTATTGCCGCTGGAATGCTGCCTCAGGGCACGGACTTGCCGGCGATATCGCTGATGTCGGTCAGCAGCGTCGATCGAAACATCTCGGCACCGGGACCCAAACGCCGGGTGACCGAGCGCGTGCAGGTGACAGTGCTGGCGGCGACTTACCGCCAAGTAAAAGCCATTCTCGCGGCTGTCCGCAGGGCGGCTGCCGACCAGATGCCAACCATCGACGGGCTCTTTGACGTGACCGTCCACACAGACACCGCCGGACCAGATTTCCTCGACGAGGAGACCGGTATCCACATGCAAAGCCAAGATTTGCGCGTCTCATTCAACGAGGCGCGTTGAAGCCTCCCCTCAATAAGGACTTGATTTATGACTGTTCGGACTTCTGCCGGTACCACGTTAAAGGTGTCGGCATCTTCTCCTGCGACCTTTGACCCCACAGGCTACAACGCGCTTACCATGACGGTGGTTGGCGAAGTTTCTGACCTTGGCGAATTTGGCCGCGAGTTCAATCTTGTGACCTTCAACCCTGTGGGAAGCCGGGGTGTGGTGAAGAAAAAGGGCAGCTTCAATCAGGGTACGATGACCATCCAAATGGGTCTTGATACCGATGATACTGGCCAGATTTTGCTCAAATCCGCATCAATGTCCGATGCCGATCACAGCTTCCTTGTTACTACTCAAAACGGCGATAAATACTATTTTCAGGCGCAGGTGATGAGCTTCAAGGTCAACGTCGGCTCGGTTGACCAGATCACCACCGCCACCGTGACGCTGGAACTCACCACCAATTCGGCCGGTGTGGGCATCGTTGAAGTCCTCGCGCCATAATGATCGATATCAGGCTGGTTTATCGATCATCTTCTGGCAGGTGATAGCTGGTCCCGCGCCCTCCCGCCGGGGCCTTGTGCAGGATACCTTTGGCAACCAGGTCATTGAGGTCACGCAGCGATGTATCGCTCGATGTCTTGGCAAGCTTGGCGTATTTGGCGTTGGTCAGCTTACCTTCAAACCCATCAAGCAGCCGATTGAGGATCTGGGTCTGGCGGGCATTGAGGCCTGCGGGGCTGTACTTCTCCCAAAACTTTGCCTTGCTCAGAACGGCAGCCAGCGTTTCTTCCGCCCCATCAAAGGCGCGGTCTAGACAATCCAGGAACCAGGTCAGCCAGCCTGTAACATCCAGATCGCCCTTCTGGTTTGCTTCGAGCTGATCGTAATATGCCTTACGCTCAGTCCGGATTTGCGCAGACATGCTGTAAAACCGCTGTGCACTGTGATCAGAGCGCGTCAGGGCCATGTCGGAAATCGCCCTGCCGATACGCCCATTCCCATCATCAAACGGGTGGATGGTCACAAACCAGATATGGGCAATTGCCGCCTTGATGACGGGGTCTAGCGATGATGCATCGTCGAACCATGCCAGAAATGCCTGCATTTCAGTATCAAGCTGCGCGGCAACAGGCGCTTCATAGTGGACCCGCTCGCGCCCTATCGGACCTGACACGACCTGCATGGGGCCAGTTTCGTCGTTTCGCCAACCGCCAACCGTAATTTTGGTCATGCCGCTTCTGCCTGTCGGAAACAGGGCGGCGTGCCAGTCGAAAAGTCGGGCAGCGGTTAGAGGTTGATCAAAATTCTGCGTGGCATCGAGCATCATCTCGACCACACCTTCGACGTTACGATCGGAGGGAACCAGTCCCGCAACATCAAGGCCCATACGCCGCGCAATGGAAGACCTGACCTGCTCAGCATCGAGGATTTCCCCCTCGATTTCGCTGGATTTGAGCACGTCCTGGGTGAGCGTGCGCAGAATGGCCTCATCGCGCAGTCCAAAACCAAGCGCTTCCATGCGGCCTGTGAGCCGCCCTTGACGATGGCGGACTTCGGTAAGCTTGGAGCCGATTTGCAGTTCGTCCCAACGAAATCGGGGCCAGTCGTCTCTTTGATGAATGTATCGCACAATAATCACCGCACCTCTTGCGGCGTTTATGACCCCTAATCACTGCAAATGCAACAATCACCGCAAACTATGCGGTGATTGGGCGCCCAAATCACCGCATCGCAACCCCATAGGAGACAATCCATGTTTGACATCACCACACTCGCTGCAACCGACACGTCCACCGTGGAACTCGTCGGCGGCGACGACGCCCCGCTCTTTGATGACAAGGGCAAGCGGCTCTCTATTACGGTCTACGGCCCGGGCTCGAAGGTCTACCAACGCGCGCAGGCCCGCCAGCAGAACCAGCTGATGGACAAGATCAAGAAGCGCGGGAAGATGGACCAGTCGGCCGAGGAAAAGCTCGC